AACCTGCTGCCGCGGCGTCAACAATTTCCCGCACCGGATCTACTACACCTGCAACCCGGGAGGGCCGGGGCACGCCTACATCAAGCGGCTGTTTGTGGATCGGGATTTCCGCGGGGACGAGGATCCAGACGACTATGAGTTCATCCAGTGCCTGGTGACGGAGAACAAGGCACTGATGGAGGCATCTCCGGAGTACATCAGTTTCCTCAAGAACCTGCCTCCGAAACTGCGGGAGATGTGGCTGTACGGAAGCTGGGATGTGACTACCGGAATGTTCTTTGAGGAGTTCCGGAACAATGTGGACGGATACGAGAACCACCAATGGAGCCATGTGATCAACCCATTCAAGCCGAAGGCACACTGGCCCATTTACAGGAGCTTTGACTGGGGCTACGCGAAACCATTCAGCTGCGGCTGGTGGACGGTGGACGAGGATGGAACCATCTACCGGATCGACGAGCTGTACGGAGTTCAGTATTCCGGAGGGGATCCGATTCCGGATACCGGGGTGAAATGGCCGCCGGCGAAGGTGTTTACGGAAATCAAGAAGCACGAGGAAGAGCATCCCTGGCTCCGGGGGAAGAACATCCAGGGGGTGGCGGACAGCGCCATCTGGGACGCGGAGACCGGGGAGAGCATCGCGGACACGGCGGCCCGGTGCCAGGTGTTTTTCCAGCAGTCGGACAAGGAGCGGATTCCGGGATGGATGCAGATGCACTACCGGATGATGTTTGACGAAAACGGATACGCAAGAATGTACATTTTCAAGAACTGCAAGAATTTTATCCGAACGATCACGACGCTGGAATATGACGAACACAAGACGGAGGACCTGGACACTCACGGGGAAGACCATATCGCGGACGAAACGCGGTACTTCTGTATGATGCCGAAAATCAAAGTGCGCGAGGAAGAGGTTATGAACCTACCGGCCTGGGGCGCGGATCCGCTGAACCAGCACACAAGGAGGGAATACTATTGATCAGGATTGAGATCAACACATCGAGATACAAGGCAACCGTAACCGGACACGCAAACGCGGAGGAGAGCGAACAGTGGCGGGAGATCTGCGCGGGAGTCAGCGCCCTGGTGCAGAGCATGATGTACACGGTGCAGGAGGTTGTGCCGGAGGGAGGATTCAAAAGCATTGAGTATCGGCCCGATCCGGGGAACCTGTTCCTGCGGTTTTACCCGGAACCCTGGGCGGAGAAGGAAACCATCGGAATCATGAGGATCTACAGCCACGGGCTGGAGCTGCTGACGCGGAGCCATCCGCAGTCGGTTGAAATGATCTGGGACGGACGGAGCATAAAAGGGGGGCAGGAACATGAGTGAGATCAGACGGAGAAGGCAACTGTCACAGGTGGCACAGGATATGGGGCCAACTTTGATGCCTCAGGGGATGCCTGGGGAGGGACTGCCGCAGGCGGTGCCGGGAGCGCCTACGGGAATGCCGGCGGAGGAGCAGATGCCATCCACGCGGCCCATGAGGACGGCGGAGGAGGAGGAAGCTTTCAACCTGGGAGCGCGGATGGGAGCGCAGAGCATTGCCCAGGCCGCAGGAGCGACACAGGCGGAGGAGCGGCCTCAGATGGGCATGACAAAGGAGCGGCTGATCGAGGCGGAGCGGAAGCTCATGGAATACAAAAAGGGCAAGGCCTCCGTAGACCGGAGGATCATCAACGCCCAGCAGTGGTGGAAGCTGCGGAACTGGGAAATGATCGAAGCGGAGCGGGGGACCAAGGGCGCAACCAGGAGGAAGAGTGCCACGGCCTGGCTTTGGAACTGCATCGTGGGCAAACACGCGGATGCCATGGATTCCTTTCCGGAGCCGGTGATCCTGCCGCGGATGCAGGAGGACAAGGCCCAGGCGCAGATGCTGAGCGACATCATTCCGGCGGTGCTGCAGATCAACCATTTTGAGGACACATACGACAGCGCACAGTGGCAGAAAATGCAGGAAGGCACGGCGGCCTACCATGTAGGCTGGGACAAGACGAAGCTGGGGGGCATCGGGGACATCAACATTGAGAACATCAGCCTGCTGAACCTGTTCTGGGAGCCTGGATGCGAGGACATTGAGGACAGTGAGAACCTGTTTTACGTGCAGATTGTGGACACGAAGCGCATGGAACAACAGTATCCGCAGCTGGAGGGGAAACTGAAGAGCGCTTACCTCAAGCCGAACGAGTATAGAAAAGACGACAGCGTAACCATGGACGGGAAGTGCGTGGTGGTGGACTGGTACTACCATGTGTGGTCCGGAAACCGGAAGATCCTGCACTACTGCCAGTTTGTGGGCGAGGAAGTGATCTACTCCACGGAGGACGCGGGGCAGGTGAACGGCCTGTATGACGACGGGGAGTATCCTTTCGTGCTGGATCCGCTATACCCGGTACACGGATCGCCTGCGGGATACGGATACATCGACATCGGGCGGGATGTGCAGAGCGACATTGACACCATCAACCAGGCCATGGTGCAGAATGCAATCGTCACAAGCACGCCACGCTATTTCATTCAGTCGGACGGGGCCATCAACGAGGAAGAGTTTGCGGACTGGTCGAAACCCTTCGTCCACACCGGCGGAGGGCTGGGGGACAACAGTATTAGGCCTGTGGTTGCCAACGGGATCCAGGGCAGTGCGCTGAGCATGCTGGAGCGGAAGATCGACGAGCTGAAATTCGTTACCGGCAACCAGGACGTGAACAACGGCGGAACCCCCAGCGGAGTGACGGCGGCCAGCGCCATTGCGGCCCTGCAGGAGCATAGCGGACGGGCCAGCAAGGATTCCACCAGGGGAGCCTACCGGGCCTTCAGCAGGATTGTGAACAAAGTTATCGAGCGGATCCGGCAGTTCTACGAGATTCCGCGGATGTTCCGGATCCTGGGGCCGGGTGGGCAGGAGGAATTCGTGGCCTACAACAATGCCCAGCTGCAGGACCAGCAGCTGATGGGAGGCCTGGGGATGGAGGCCGGGATGCGGCATCCTGTGTTTGACATCGACGTGCGGTCGCAGCGGGAAACCAGCTACAGCAAGATGAGCCAGAACGAACTTGCGGTGCAGTTCATGCAGATGGGGGTATTCAATCCGCAACTGACGGATCAGACGCTGATGATGCTGGACATGATGGAGTTCAAGGGCAAGGAAGAGATCGAGCAGAAAGTGCGGGACATGGGCACGGTGCAGGACGCGCTGATGAAGGTCGGCTCCATTGCGCTGGAACTGGCCAACCGCTTTGCGCCGGGGATCGCCGTACAGCTGGCGCCGATCCTGCAGGGGATCGGCATGGACGCCGGCGCGGTGCCGAAGGGCGGAGGAGAAATGCCGACGCTGGACATTCCGGAAGGGGAAGGCAACGAACCCACGCGGATGAAGAATGCCAGGGAGCAGGCAAACAACTCCACGCGGCCTACATGATTTGCGACTAACAAAAGCCGCAGTGGCATGATATATAACGAATAAGGGGTCGCCCACCGAACGGGCAGAAAGGAAACCACATGGAGAAATACAAGATGATCCTCACACTCTTTGGCGAAGGCGGCGCAGGCGCAGCGCCTGCCGGCGGAGGAGAAGGAGGAACAGAAGCGGCTGTAGTTCCCGGGGTGCTGGAGGACGGCACACAGGTGGACAACCGTCTCGCCGCGCGGATGGAGGAGCAGGCAAGGAAACGGCAGCAGCGGGGAGAAGCGCCGGTGAGGAGAGCCGCGCCGAAGGCGGCACAGGAAGCACCGCAGACGCAGGCAGATCCGCAGGAAGCGCCGGAACCGAGCCTGGAAGACCAGTGGGAAGAGGCGAAGAAAGGCAAGTTCAAGGACCTGTTCGGGAAGGACGTTCAGTCGATCATCCAGGACAGGTTCAAGAACCAGAAGGACGCCAACGACCAGCTGGCCAAGCTGACGCCGGCGCTGAACGCACTGGCGCGGCAGCGGGGAATTGACGAGGGAAACCTGGACGCTCTGGCAGAGGACATTCTGAATGACGACAGCCTCTTTGAGGAAGAGGCTGAAAAGGCTGGAATGACCGTGGAAGGCTACAGAACCTTCCAGCAGCTGCAGGCGGAGAACGAGCGGATGAAGGCCCAGGAGGAAGCGGAGCGGGAACAGATGTTCTACCGCGAACACCTGCAGAACCTTGCCAGGCAGGGAGAGGAGCTGAAAGGCATCTTCCCGGACTTTGACCTGGTGAAGGAGCTGGAGAATCCAACCTTCCGCAGGCTGACGGCGCCCAACAGCGGCGTATCCGTCAAAGACGCGTTCTATGCCGTACATCACGCGGAGTTGGAACCGCAGGCCATGGCCGCGGGAATCCAACGGGCGCAGAACCAGATTTCCCAGACGCTGCAGGCGAACCGGGCACGGCCCGTAGAGGGCGCCATGAACAAGGGCGCGGCAGCGGACATTTCCGTCGATCCCCGCCAGATGAGCAGAGAAGAAAGACAACGACTCATCGAACGGGCAAGGCGCGGAGAGAAGATCGTACTCTGATTTGAACCTTGTCCGTCCGGGGAAAGGAAGGACAAGTATGAAAAAGTTTTACCTGATGAACCTTAGTCTGTTCGCCGACGCCGGAACCCTGGTGAACGCGACGGGCAATTACGTAAACGCCTACACCGGTGCCACCACGGCATTCACGGATTCCAGCACGCTGACTCCGACCATGAAGACCTTTTATGACACGGAGCTGCTGGAGAACCACCGGGATCAGCTGATTTTCGCGCAGCTGGGACGGAAGCAGGGCCTGCCGGCGCGCAGGGGCCGCACGATTGAATGGCGGAAGTGGAACACCCTGCCCCTGTGCCAGGAACTGACGGAAGGCGTAATCCCCACCGGCGAGAAGATGGGCATGACCAGCATCAACGTGGCGCTGGCTCAGTACGGCGAATACGTTGCTGTGACCGACATCCTGGAGCTGCACGCGCTGGACGATGTGATCGCCGGAGCCGTGGAAGAGCTGGGCGCTGCCGGCGGCAAGACCCATGACCTGCTGGTTCGCAACGTGCTGAAGGGCGGCACCAATATCCTGTTTGCGGACGCCATCAACAAGTCCACCGGCGCCTATGTCAGC